CACTGGTCTTCCGACGTTGTTAAACATCGCTTACATTCCCTGACGGGAATGACTCGTACCCTCTCACGGGGGTAAAGCGCCTGTAACACTTTGGTCACAGGTACGTCAATAAGCTAACGGTTGATTCCGCCCTATTTAGCTCTGCTAAAGAAGGTATCGTCAATTGTAACGTAATTTGACGTGTTATTCAACGAATAACAGAAGATTGCTATGTTCCTTATCAGGAATCAAGCAATAAGGTGAGGTGATTAAACCAATCACCAATCCAGTGCTGCTGTGACAGACTGCGTGAACCGCGGTCTGCGCCATCCAGAAAACCTTTCGGTCTCCTGACTACCGTGAATTTCCAAGCATTGACAGAAGGTAGAGACAGATTACTCATCTCGTCTTTTATCATACGTCGCCTGGGAAAGAACATAATGTCACGGCCGAAATCCCCATGTTTACATGATTCAACACATCCAGAGGTATAAATTAACATAGATATATTAGCATCGACTTGGGACTGTCTATCGAATTTTTCATAACGATTGACTTGCCAAGACTTGTAGCGAGGAGGAACCTCGATAGAATAAACCCCTGAAGTCGGGGCCTCCCACCAAGGAACGCGAAACGGAACCTTTGCATCTAGGAAGCTAAGTAACAAAGCTATTGTGTCTGGGAAGTACATCTTAATCTTCTCCATCCAACAGTGTAACTTATTAATAGCGACATAGATTTCAGGATCGTTGTATAGTGTGGTTACATAAACAGGTGTAATATCAAAACCTGCCCAGTAATCACCACCACAACTTTCCCGAAAGGGTCCCTCGGAATAAGACTTACTCAAATTAACGGTAAGTCCAGCATCCGATAGAGTTTGCACAAGAGGCTCATAATCTTCAGTCCTGACAATAATGTCATCACCAAAAACCGCTGTCTCAGAAAAATCGACGAAGAGTCTTCTTGATTCTCTACGCGACTGGACAGCATATACAAGCGCTAACAGCGTCAACGTCATCATGGGAAAGGTAAAACCATTACCCATCGTTGACATCATGTTTAACTCAATCCAGTGTGATTTCTCATTTGTCTCATCGACAATCTTTGTGTATGGTGATCTTATATCCATAAACAAATGAAACCATTCACTGGGCCATAGGAGCTTAATTAAAAGCATCGATATCAAATCGGAAGCATTTTTAAGATCGATCGTTGCTAATGATCCATCTATACTTCCAACCTCAGCCAGCATCATGTTCCACTGGGCTTGATTGCTGATATCTAACCCGCAACACCGGAGGGCCCCTTCTATATACATTCCTGCAGCAAGCTGCAAGGCCATATTCATCAGAGGTTCGGTGGAAACGGTCCTATCAGTTTCTGCGTTTTTCGGAACTGTTGAAGTGGAACTCCCTTTAACAACCTTAAACTTAAACCGCTCACCCATTGACTCATCAAAGAGCCGTAGGTGAGGGTTTATCGACCGCAACATTCGTGCGTAGGGAAGGGCACCTCTGGTTACAGTTACTGACTCGAGTTGAATCTTGTCAGCAAAATGCGTATGTGTTGTCCCGACTGAACTGCCGGGACCATAACGCCATAACTGTAACATATAACCCAGATCTAGACATCCTAGTGATTCTGCAGATTTAGCAGTAAATCGTGATAACGCAGCGTAAATGAATTCGCGTGCATCAGCACAAATATCACTTGGTAGATCAGGAGTAATATTACCACATTGGCCGTTAACTTCAACAAAGTTATCAACGGCCTTTCGCATTGTTGACCAGCCTTCGTGGCCGATGACCCTTTTTGGGGATCGCTCGCGCTGGCGAAGAATCGCTGCAACAGTGTGAAGAGGTAGAGAGGGATTGCTAGTAATAGCATTGTCAAGTTCCTTGTTAAAAGTATCTAAAAAGAGCATTGCTCTATCAGCACCGGACTGTATACTACAGTTAGTAGCATAGACATTTTTACATTGTGTAGTCTTCATGGTTGATAAAACCTTATACAGAAGATTAAAAGGAGGTTTGTTTTACATAAGACCAGTAGTAACGGTGTTATATATCTCTTGGGCATTCCCAAAGAGCAAACCGAAATGTGCCGAGATGAGGGCTTTTATCTCCTCAGGCTCGTACGTTTCCGTCCCTGCATCAATTTCAATGATCGTGGTGATCTTTGGAATACGAGGCAGTTGGTTAACAGCAGGTACCGCACCCTTGCGGGATACGATTTTATACTGATTAACCGGGATGTCCTTTATCACACCGTTCGCATTTACGCTAGGCAGCGTCTTTATTTGAGCTGGCCTGAACATAGTGTGAGTGAACGGTTTGGACACAGTGTGAGGATCTACACCAGTCTGGGTGCCACCTAAAGTCAGAACCGCGTATTGTTTCCCATTAAAACTGGGAGCCATGTCGAGGGTAAGAGGATAGGTGGGGGACGTAAGTCCCGTGATGGCTGCGCCAACAATAGGCGTAACAGGGGTGAACATAGGAATGTTCCTTATGGTTAGAGTTAAAATTACCAAAAAATGTTATATTTCACTTAGAGCCAAGGATTGACACTAAGTTTAACAATTTTGGAATCGCATTAGTACGAATTTCGTCCATGGACTTGATTCGGAAACTACGATGTGGTATAGTTCCCATAACTGAGCGGTCAAAAATCATATCATATGCCCTAGTAGTACCGTGTCCAATGGTACCATAGGAAGGTGGCGTCCAAACAGACGACACATGGCATTGAGTATGACGTTCATATTTGACCGATTTCGTGCAGTAAAACGTACTACCTGAAAGTCCTGAGAAAACATCCTCAAGGACATCTCCCACGTTGCTAAAGTAATCTGCAACCCAACTAAACGGCGTTAGTTCATAAGCCGCCGAAATGACATCCTTCGAAGTAAACCCGAAGTGATCAGATCGATAGTTGTTAAGGGACTGGATCCGAACAAGGTGTCCAGCAGTATAACGTACACGATAAGAATGGCTAAGTTGAGCACCACTAGAATACAGGCTCGCGCCTGTGTGGTGTCCATAAGGACCGCCTCGCGGCTGGTTCTCTTGCCATCTAACAGTTTTCTGGCCATATTGTGTAATAACATGATCACGATCCAGCGTCTTAACGATGCTTTCGGAGAGATCAGAAATTGCTCCTATGGTCGGTGCTACAGCAAAACTATACTGTAACCACAACTGACTCAGCGCTTTGCGCATCCGACGTATACCACCACGTTGTTTAATGGTGATGGCTGCTTTAAGAAAATCAGCAGTAACTTCGGATGACGAGTGTACCATGCCCCTAAGCTCCTTATATTCCCCGAGGGGAACTAGAGACTCAAAAGCACCAACATCGGTCGCAAGCTTAGCCTTCAACCTCTTAAGTGCAATATCCTCCGCAGCAGTAGTATTACTATTGCTTGGAAGACTCACTGGAAAGTAAAGGCCGCCAGAACATCGTGTGGATCCTCCAACTGCATAGCGTTTCCCAGATGCGTAAGTGTAACCCGAGTCAGTGACAAGGGCCCACTCAGCATTATGGACTTCGCGATGATAAGGAGAAGAAGCATCCTGATGTTTAGCGATTGCTACTCTATAACCAGGATTAGACGTCCGCT